CGGGAACCGAGGGGCTAGGACCGTCCGAGGAGGAGAAGCGAAGAGTGCTGATGGAGGAATACAACCGACGGGCGGCCAGTAAAAGGAAGAAGTAATGGTCACGCGGCAGTTTTCCAGGGAAGTAGAATATTTCCTTCTTCAGCGTCTTGAAGCAAGAGTGAAGTATTCCATTCAGAAACGAAGCGATAGGATCAAAGCATGGGAACTCGCAGAGGACAAGGCGTTAGCCTATTTGCACGAACAGGACGAGGATGCTTTACGGCGGGCGGCGCGGGAGCTGAAGGGGGAGACCACCTACACCACACTTCAGATCCCCTACTCGTACGCTACACTGATGACGGCCCATACGTACATGACGTCAGTTTTCTTCAGCCGAGCCCCGGTCCACCAGTTCATGGGGAGGCACGGGGAGACGGAGCAGCAGGTGAGTGCCCTCGAGGCCCTCGTCTCGTATCAAGTGGAGACCGGCTACCATCTCGTGCCGTATTACATCTGGCTCTACGACGCGGGGAAGTATGGTATTGGCATTCTTGGGAATTATTGGGCGGATGAGAAGATACAGTATTCTTCCGTCGACCAGATGCAAATCATTGGCCCCGATGGCCAGCCGGTGGAGGGCAGTGAGAAGAAGGTTCAGCAGACATTCCGAGTTCCAAGCTACCAGGGCACGAGAGTTTACAATGTCCCTCCGTTCGATTTTGGCCATGATCCGCACTATCCTGCTTATCGGTTCCAGGAAGGCGAGTACTGCTATGTTCGAAAAACTCTCGGCTGGAACGAGCTTAAGAAACGACAATATGCGGGATGGTATACCAAGGATGCCGTCGGGCGGCTCCCAAGCAGGCCGCCACACACTATGTGCGCTGCTAATGATGACCTCAAGCATCCTACTTCTATTGACGTATTTGAGGTATATGTTGATTTGATTCAGTCCGAGTGGAAGATAGGAGACTCCACCTACCCGGAGAAGTGGGTATTCACGATAAGCTCCGACTACGGTGTGTTGCTTGGAGCAGAACCCCTGGGGAACGCGCATGGCAAATTCCCATTTAGCGTCATCAGCACGGAGATCGAAGGATACGGATTATACAATCGAGGTATTCCTGAGATTATTGATCCAATACAACGAACTATGGATTGGCTCATTAACTCTCACTTCTACAATGTTCGAGCTTCTCTCAACAACCAGTTTGTCATCGATCCCTCCAAAATCGTTATCGACGATGTGGAGGATGGAGGCCCCGGTTTTGTCTATCGTCTGAGACCGGAAGCCTACGGGACCGATATTACGAAGTTCTTCTACCAGGTCCCCGTGACAGACGTTACAAGGACACATATGAATGATTTGGCTTCCCTGCAAGATATGGGAGAGAAAATCACAGGTATCAATGAACAGATGTTTGGAGGAATCAGCAAGAGTCGAACAACTGCTACAGAAGTACGAACGAGCACTGGGTTTGGAGTCAACCGGCTCAAAACCATCACCGAGTACATTTCCGCGATGGGGATCAGCCCTCTGGCTACGAGAATGTTGTTGGATAGCCAGCAATTTTACGATCAGACTAAGAAGTTCCGGATCGTGGGCGATCTCGCCCAAATGGCTGGGCCGAACTTTATGCAGATTGATCCTACTATGCTCGCTGGTGATTATGATTTTGTCCCCGTGGATGGTACTCTGCCCATCGATCGAATGGCTATGGCCACCCTTTGGCAGAATATTATGGGACAGATGCGGAACTTCCCCCAATTAATGCAGCAGTTCGATATTGGCAAGGTGTTCACTCATGTCGCTTGGTTGGGTGGAATTAGGAATATCAATCAGTTCAAGATCCAAGTGGTCCCGGATCAACAGCTTCAGGCTCAAGCAGCAGCGGGGAACGTGGTGCCGCTTCGCGGCGGGCCGGGACCGCCAGCGATGTCGTTCAACAGTAACGTCGCCCAGATGCCAAATCCGGGCGGTGAAGCAATGGCAGGTGAGGGAGGAGATCTAAATGCCGCAGTCGGATCAGCCGGGTTCCCGGCAGGAACCTCGTCGAGCTCTGACTACTGACGAGAAAGCAGAGCTTCGCACGGGTACTACGATTAAGAATTGGATCAACACGGAGGGGTGGAAGGTGTATAGGGCAATCCTTCAACACCATGTTGATCTGAAACGTCAGGAATTGGAGCAGCCGGTGGAAACTAACCTAGATGGGTTTGCGCAGGCGCTTCGCGCCGAGGGTGCAAAGGGCGCCATTATGGGTTTGCGGTTGGCGATTAGCATTCCTGACGGGATCATAAACAACGATAAAATGTTGCGCCAAGGTCTGCGCCAGCTTGGCGTCCTGCCTGAGGCCCAAGAGGAAGACGATGATGCCTAATTTCTTCTGCTATCCCTGCACGCCCCGCATGCACTTCGATGAGAACGCTTCCGGCCAGGGATCCCCCTCCCCGGCAGGCGGCTCTCCCGCGCCCGCTTCACCTCCCGGTGGTGGCGCGGGAGATGGATCTCCCCCGCAAGTAACGCAGTTGAAGTCGTCCATTCCGGCCGATTCCTCCACCGACTCTGGGAGCGGACAAGGTGAAGATTCGTTCGCCGGTTTGGACGACGACCTCGATGCAATCGATTTGGGGGTGCAGGATCAAACGACGGGTGACGAGCCCGGCGCGCAGCCTGCACCTCAACCCGGAGCGCAGCAGACGCCTGCGCCGCAGACTCAACAGCAGCCTGCCGCGCAGACTCAGCCGCAAACTCCGGCCCAGCAGGGAACGCAAGGTCCACGGTCCCAGTTGGAATTTGCTTTGGACGGGTTCAAAACAAACCACGCTGAGTTGTCACAGTGGGCAAGTCAGAACTTGTTTAACCTTTCCGAAGCGGACCATCAAGCTCTGGAGAATGATCCGGGAAAGATTATCCCTCTGCTAATGGGGCGTGTTTACACGCAAAGTTTGGCAGCCGCGACGAATTTGATCAAAAATTTCGTCCCAGAGATGGTTTCCCAGGGTTCTGCACAGCAGTCAGCGCGGGCCGCGAGGGCTACGGAAGCGCTGAATGAGTTCTACCAAACCAATCCTCACCTGAATGCTCAAGCTCACGGCGCCGCCGTCGATAAATGGGCAAGGTTTTTCCGCGGTGCCAACCCGCAGGCGAGCCGTCAGGAAGCGATTGCGTTCGTTGGGAGAGCTGTCTCCGCAGAGTTTGGACTTGCCCCTTCTGCCAGTGGCCGCAAGGCCACGCCTTTCGCACCCGCTCGTCCTGGCGCGAGGGCTCAGCCGCGTAGTGGAAATCAGCCTCATGATCCCTACGCAGGAATGGAGGATGAATACGACTAGGAGATAGTCGATGTCTGGTATTGCAGGGCTTCGCGGCACCCAAGACTGGTCAACGCAGGAGCGTCCGACCAACTTCCGCGAGCGAATCTTGTTTATCTCACCAAATGGAAATGCGCCGATCTTTGCTCTGACGAGCAAGGCGGGGAAGTATAGTACGAACGATCCGCAGTTCTCATGGTGGGCAGAATCCCAGAACCTGATCCGATTGGTGACCGCGGCCTCTTATGGCACGACGGATACAGCGATTACGGTGGTCGGTAATGATCCCGGAGTCAGTGGTCAGCCGATGTCCGCGCTTTATGGCGCGGCCACGAACCTCAAACAAGGGGACATCCTCTTGGTTGAGCCCACCGCAGATGCGGTCTCGTTCAATAACGAATACCTCATGGTCGATACGATCGTGAGTGATACGCAATTGACGGTTCGAAGGGGTCAGGGCGGGTCCACTCCGGCCGCAATTACCTCGGGCGGTGGGCTTACGCTGGTGGGCAGCTCCTTCTCCGAAGGTACGTCCGCACCGCGTGCGGTGAGCCGGAACCCGATCAAGTTCCAGAACTATATCCAGATCTTCAAGGATACCTACGAACTGACCGGCACGGCGACCGAAACCTTCGCCCGTACCGGAAATGCATGGTCGAACGATAAGAAAAGAAAGATGTTCGACCACGCCAAGGCGATCGAGATGTCGCTCCTTTTCAACCCGGCACCGATCGAACTCACCGGCGATAACGGCAAACCGCTTCGCTTCATGGGCGGGCTCCGCACGTTCATCCCGACATCTAACTCCACCGTGTTTACGTCTGGCGCTGGTGCGACGACGGCGGCTAACTTCGCCAACGCGATCCAGCCGGCGTTCATGTTCGATCTTGGGGGAGGCGATACCCGGATCGGGTTCTGCGGCAACACGGCTAGAGTCGAGCTGGGCAAAGTTATCCAAGCCGCAACAGGTGTTCGCATCGAGCTTGGCAATCCTGTTAAGCTCTTTGGTATCGATTTCCAGGAGTACATACTCCCGATGGGACGTTTACTTCTGAAATCGCACCCCCTGCTGAGCCAGCACCCGCTGTACCAGCGGTCCCTCTTTGTTCTGGACTTCTCGGCGATCAAGTACACCACGATGAAAGGTCGCCCGGATGCCAAGATCAAGGATGATGTGCAGCTCCCCGACGAAGACGTTCGCCGTGGATACATCCAAACCGATTGCTCGCTTCTCGTAGACGGCGGGGGACTCTCCTGCGCCTACGTCGGCGGCATCACGGCAACCTGAAGGGAGACTGTTATGCAAGGCGAAATGATTGAATCATGCAGGGTGCGGAAATGCATCTGGGACGGACCGTTCGCAATGACGAGTTCGTACCAGACTATCGGCGCGACCTATACGGTCCCCGGCGGGGGTCTGACCCAGACCCCTCCATATTGCATGGTCCTTGCTCCCACGATCGCAAGCACCGTGACCATGTATCTTCCCAATCCTGCCACCGTCATGTGGTGTCATGAGATTGTGAATGCAGCGAGTGGTGCGTTCTCGATCACCCTCAAGGGAGCGAATACCGGCAACCCGACCATCGGCACGATTGCACAAGGCAAGAGGGCCGAGGTGATCTGGAACATCTACTCCTCTCCACAGGAGTGGTTGGCACTGCTGTCGGCGTAACTGGATGGGGCCGTTATCAGGCTGGTAATGGCCCCTTTTCATCAAGAGGAGGCCACCATTGGCATTCAAAAAGGGAAAGAAGGCGCCCCCGGCGCCAAGCACCGCCCCGAAACACAAAGGGGGCACGAACAAGAGTCCACACAGCTCGGGAGCGATTCCGGGGGCCAAACTGGCAGGACTACTGGGAATGATGGGCCAGGGTGGGGGGCCGTCGGGACCGCCTGGCCCGATGCAGTCGCCGGGGCAGGGTCCGAATCCGATGGGCTCGGACGCGACGGGCGGACCCGCGGGGCCACCTCCGGTAGGGATGGTTCCACCCCCGCGCAGGAGGGGAGGGGCGCCGTAGATGCCGTGGAAACCGGGTGATGCCAAAGGTCACACTAAGAAAGCGAAGAGCCCTGCCGAGCAGCGGCAGTGGTCTGATGTGGCGAACTCGATCCTCAAAGCTACGGGCAATGAAGCCAGGGCGGTTCGGGGGGCCAATAGTCAGGTCGCCAAACATCCTTCGAGGAAAAAGAAATGATCCTGGACACCGCGATTAGCGAAGTGCAGCAAATAGCTGGATGGCGTTCTGATAAAGCGACCCAGATTCAGAACGCCCTCCAATACGCGCAGACGGAGAGGGAGAAGCCCAACCGGACCTATCCGTGGTTTCTGCGGAAAACCAACGATACCGCAATCGTAACGGTCTATAACCAGATGCAGTATCCGATCCCCTCGGATTATATCGAAGATACGGAAGAGTTGGATGGAAACCTTTACATTTATTGCATGTCCAGCTCGGGGTCCACCGGCACGGTGCCTCCCGCTCAACCTCCGGGATATACTAATTCCCGGACCATCTTTCTGAAAAAGCAGACCTTCCAGCACGCTCAAGTGCGATATTTTGGGGAATGGCCTTATGTTTACTATAATCCTGCTGGAATCCTTTACGACACCGGAACAGAGATTGGACCTGGGGCTCCAAGAGATTATTATCTTGGCGATAGTTTCGTCCTCCTTTACCCTCCCCCTGACGGTGTATATAACATTAGTTGGCGCTACTGGGCTCAAGATGCTGCGCAAGTTCTGGGGCAAGAAAACAAGTGGCTGAAAAATGCCCCGTGGGTTCTGATCGGCCACGCCGCGCTGAAGATCTGTAATGATCTTCAATATCAGGGAGGGGTCCAGACCGCGACCGCGATCATGCAGCAGGCGGAGGATAATCTCTTCCGAGCGATTATCAATCGGCACGAGGCGGGGAAGCGCCGGAAGATGGGGAGCAGGCTATGACAATTGAGGTCGCCACCTACATCGCGGATCTTCAGCCGGTTAATCCACCGAGCACGGACCCCACGAGTCAAGGGGACGACCATCTTCGTCTGATTAAGCAAGTGCTTCAGAATCAATTCCCCGGAACCAGCCGCGCTTGGGCGATTCCGGGGGTTCAAGTATTTAGCACCTCTCCCGTCACGGTTACTAAGACGATGGAAGGGAGTACGCTTTTCATTTCAACCGCTTCCGGGGCTACGGTAGTTAATCTTCCAGCTCTGGCGGCCGGGGACATCGGGTGGACCGTCAACCTGTTCAAGACAAGCACTGACGTTAATCCGATGTTTGTTACGCCTCCGAGCGGAACGATTGTGAGCGGCACGGTCGCAGTCGCTAAGGCACGAAGGTGTATCCCGGGGGTTCGAATCACCGCGGTTTGGACGGGATGCCAATATTAAATTAGCCGGGCGCTCGCGCAGCCGATCGGAAGCTTGATGCCGTATTACTCCACGGTGCTTCCTGCGGGGTTCGAGTGGCCAAGTGGTCAAACCCTCACCTCGGGCAATTATCTCGAATATGCTGCGATTATGGGCGGGTATGGAACGCCGGACTGCCGCGGTCTGGTGGACGCTACGTTGGATAACCTCGGGGGCACCTCCGCTGGGCGCTTGCCGTCCGGTTATATCGCGCAAACAACCCTGGGCGCAATCGGCGGGGCGGACGGTATAGCGCTTAGCACCGCGATGATTCCCTCCCACAACCATGTAATGTATTTTAACGATCCCACTCACACGCATAATTTCAACCAGAGTGGCGGTTTAGGGGTTAGCTCTTATGTTTATACGAATACTTCTCCGCAGTATTTTTACTATCAAGGTGGCGGCCAAGGTGCTCAGCAGTACGCGACCTATATTCAGGGCGCAGGAACCGGGTGTTACATTGGTTATCCCGCTGGGAATAACAATAGCATCACGTCCTCCGTGGGCTCAGGTAGTGCTCACCAGAATTTGCAACCAACCGTAATGATGGGGAAACTACTGGTGGTAGAATGATCGCAATCCTTCTGACGCTGGTAATGTTTCACGGCCCCGGCGGTCAGGTCATCTGGGTCAACCCCGATGCGGTGGTTAGCACTCGTTTACCTCGTCAAGGGGAACATTTTGCCCCTGGCATTAGGTGTCTTATTAATACTTCAGACGGTAAGTTCACTTTGGTCATGGAAACTTGTGAGGAAGTGGAGCAAAGAACAAAATGAGAATCGCGATTAGTTCAGGGCATGGCAAGCATGTTCTAGGCGCGGAAGAGTATATGAGCGAGGTAGAACAAGCTCGCCGCGTGGTGGAGAATGTTGCGCAGGAGCTTGAGGCTGCGGGGGTCGAGTGCTTCACTTTCCATGATAATACGTCGGATGACCAGAGCGAGAATCTGGAAACGATTGTGGATTGGCATAATTCCCAAAATCGGGACTATGATGTGAGCGTTCATTTTAATGCCTATCAGCCCACGAATGAGGGAATGGGGACGGAGGTGCTTTACCTCACCCAGCAAGGCCTCGCGTATTTGATGGTTGAGAGTATCGCGAAGAACGGGGATCTAATTAATCGGGGGGCGAAGGTCAGATCGGATCTCTACTTCCTCAACAAAACTGAACGGCCATCCATTCTTATCGAGGTCTGTTTTGTGGATAGCAAAACGGACGTAAACAACTACCAGATCAATTTTGGGATGATCTGCGCGGGGATCGCGGATGTGTTCGTTAATTTGGAGAAGGACGCTAAGGAGCCCGAGGTGCTCTTCCAAGCGAAGGGGAAGTGTTCGTGGTTCGGGGGACCGCAGGACGAGGGTGTAGATGAAGATGAAGGGTTAGCCTTTATCTACGCTTACGAGGATGCGCCGCATTTGTTCTTGGCAGAACAGCCTCCTGGGACCACCGGGCTGGCGCGCCGTCTCGATCCTGCGGTCCCCTACGTCGCTTGCAGGTGGGATTACGACATCACCCCCAAAGCGATGCTCGCTGATCGGCGTAATTTTGCGCTTGTTCGGGCGGGGAAGTGGAGGGTTCTCGCGTGGCCCGCGGATTGGGGTCCACACGAAACTACAGACCGG